TTACAACAATCAATAGCCACTAAAAATATGTGCATAACGATTATAACAAAGGTATTCGCTTATGCAGTATCGCCATACAGGATTATCAATAGTAGTCCGTGCAAAAATATTAAGCGACTACACAAGCCACAAAAGGCTAAAATCAATGCTATAAGTGAAGATGATGTAACACACCTATTAACATCGTTAAAAGCCCATAACTATAAATACTATATCGTGTGTTCCATTGCTGCTTATACAGGGATGAGGTATGGTGAAATCCTAGGTCTTACATGGGATGATATAGATTTTGACAATGCAATTATTGATGTGAATAAGCAGTTCGCATATAGTGGTGAAAGCACGTATACGATCCGTAACCTAAAGACAAAAAACAGCTACAGAAAAATACCAATACCACCCATACTGATTGATATACTACTTGAATATAAAAATACCACCAGCGGATTATATCTATTCAGCAATCCAACTGGCGGTACTGGTGCAGTATCAGTAATGATAAAACGATATTTACCAAATACTTCTATCCACGATTTAAGACATACCTATGCTACAAGGTTATTGGCTAATGGTGTAGACATCAAAACAGTAGCATCCTTATTAGGTGATACTGTTGATACAGTCATCAACACATACATTCACTATACCGATGAAATGAGATTAAAGGCACATGATAGTGTGTCTAAAATTTTCGGCTAGAATTTTTGACGGATTTATTGACGATTACTAAATAAACCTTGTAATTACTGGTGTTTTCAACCCATAAAACATATCAATATATTATACTCCAATTCACTATGGATTATCAATTATTTCACAATTATTATTATACTTGCAATTAATATTAGTTGCGGTAAATATTACTTCTCATATTTTACCACATTTTACAATTAGAATTTGACGAATATTTGACGAAATAAAAAAAGAGGGTAGCAATTACGCTACCCTCTAATACGTTTAGTCTAATTCAATTAATCGGTGTAGTTCGCCGTTTACGAACCACATTTCACACGTTACATTATCACCATCTTTAAGAGTTGCCATATATAACCCCTCTTTGTTTGGTTGAATATCTTCTGCGAATTGATGTGTTTTTCCTTCAAATGTAAATACTTGTGCCATTGTGTTATTCCTTTCAGTTATAAAGTAATGCTTTCCAACTGTCAATTAACAGTTGATTGTTGCAATCCGTGCAACTCGGAGATATTTAGATCACCATTCCTTTACTGTGTAAAGTGCGCTAGCGCCCTCTAAATGTTGTCCATTGAAATGTGTTAACACTTCAAATTTACCTGCTTGATAACCTATAGTTTCATAGGCTTTATTATCTATCAAAGTAACACCTGCTTTTATCTTGTGTCCTTTGTTTAGGTTGATTTTGTACACATCGACTTTTTGTTCATCTGTGTTAGCAACTACTGCGGTTCTATCAGATTTTTCAGTAACAGCTTTAGGTACATTAGGGTTGCTATGTATAATATCCTGTTTCACCTTTTCAGCTGCGACTTCAACTGTTGGTGCTTGCGTGTAGTATGTCGCTATCGGTTGAGTTCTTTCCTTTTTGGAAATAACTTCCTGTGCTTCCTGTTCGGTAACATGAATTGCTTTTGACAATTCTTGATGTGATTTAGCCTGCTCTTGTGTAACAATAACAGGCTTTTCTAATTGCTTTTGTTTGTGATGATATATTACTGCACCTACAATAGCGATAAAAACGCATAGGGCAATCGCTACGGCTAGTTTGTAGTGTTCCTTGATAGTTTGTACCAACTTACTAATTAACATGGCTTACACCTCGTTTAATTCATTTTGTAGCATTTCCAACGCTCTAAACTTTTCATCGGCGAAACGTTCATTTAAGTTGTCACGTAATGCACTATTATTCCATTCTGTACTCATACATACATCATAGATACAAGCGATGATGTCATAGTCAAAGCGTTTATCATCAACGTAGGATAGATTAGGCAATTCTAAATTCAAAGCCTTTTCCATTAACTTCAATGCATCGTTGAACATATCAATGATATTACCTACGCCATATTGCACTGTTCTACTCCATATCACATCTTTCAATGTGTAGGAGTGTTTATCCACATGGAATAGGTTATCTTGTAACAATTTACACGCTACATCATAGTATTTAGCCTTGATGTAATCGTGTTGCATCTGTGCAAATCCTTGTCTATCAATAGCACCGAGTTCTTTCCATTGTTCGATAAATTCATCACTATTGATTTCGCCACTATCCACCAATGCTCTTGCATAGTCGGTATAGTACCCACCTTGCCGTAACCCCCAACCTAGAAATTCATCAACGCTACCGCAATTACTAGCTAATTGATATGTACCATAGGAGATACCGCCTGCATCATTAACCCCACTTGATACACAAGCAGGGTCTCCATTACTCTCATATACTGCACTTAAACTCCCTAATTCGTTCATTTTTCGCACTCCTTTTTTTCATCAACACTACCCCCATTAATATATTGGGAACGCTTAACACCACCAGTAGCACCAATATAACCACCTAACACACCGACTATCACGCTTGCCAAATCTTTTTGTTCAAGATAGATAGTCATGATTAACGCACTAGCCAAGGCAATCAGCGTAATCATATCTTCATAGTTAATCTTCATTTAATCGCTTCCTTTACCGATTTAACGAAATCAATCACTTGTTTAAATAGCCCTATCGCACGTTTGAACCACCTCGTTTCTACTAATTCGAGTTCTATCATGTTTTCTACGCACGATGCTAATTCGATAAATATAGGTATCAAATACATCAAAGTACTTAAGAATACATCTACCTTACCTAGTACAGGTACTTCTACATCTGGCAAGGTCAACAATATAAATGACAACAAAAAAAGCCACGGATAAGACATAACCAATTTCTTGGTCATGTCCGCTCGCAGCTTGTTGCTAACTAAAAATCGTTTTTTCTTTCCATCAATTTCTACTACCGCCCACCCTCTCCATAGGATAGCTAATAAAGTATTTTTAATTGTAACCTCTCTCTTAGTTGCTAAATTGTAGTTTCTAGCCTCAACAAACACCCTTAGGAATGTATCTACAAATACAAGGATTATGCTTGTAAATATAGCTAATGAAATTCGTACAGCCTCACTCACATTGAACACCTCGTTAAATATCGGAATAAAGATTTCTACCACTATTCGTCTTCCTCGTCTCTTTCTGATAACACAAAACTTACGGAAATATATTGTGTCATTCCGTCAAAACTTTTATCTCGTGTTATCCGTGAATTATTCCCTATTACAGTAAACGTTGCTTTTACATTGCGTTCTAAATCTACGATTACAGTTACAAACTCCCCTTGATCGTCTGATACATTAAATGTTGCCCTATCACTACCACCACGACCAACATAAGTGCCAAGAAACAGATCGTAACTTCCTTTTGGCAAAAATAATGTTTTACGTTCTTGCGTTGTGCCACCAGTAAAACTAGGAAAAAACTCATGCGATTCTTGTCTCCCTCTAACTGGCGATGTTAATATTCCGTATTTGTTAGTGCCTATTTTTACCACCCCAATACTAGCAGCATTAACAACACTTTTTCCTTTCTCCCATAGCGTAGCATAATATTTTTTGCCATCGGCTTTGATTTCTATATTTTTATCACCTGCTACATTAAGGCTTTCTGTCAATTGAATAACATCAGTTCCCAATATTAATCGTTTAGCCATTGACCCCTACCTCTACTGTTCCGTTCGCGCTCCATAACTGCAACTTACTATTCAATGATGTTTGTGTTCTACCCCAAGAACCCCATTTATTAGCCATGAAAGTACGATGATAGGTTTCCCCATTTAATGTGTGCAATGTATGGTCGATTAGTTTACCATCTCCAAAGTTAAATACAATCAGCATACCTTGCTTATGGCTACGTGGTGGATTATTAGCACCGCCATCGAAATTGATTTCGTAGCACCCTTGCGTTGTTAGTGTATTCCAATCCGTTGCGGTATCTAATTTAGAGTAAGGAAAACCAAATGAACCTGCATCATCTTTTTTGACAAATACTTCGTCCGCTTTAGTCTTACTATAAATAGCCGTGCCGTAATGTTTTGTAGTAATTACTGTGTAACTATCTGTGCCGTCATAGTGTTTAAATTCCTTACCCTTAACAAACGTATTAACGGAGCTATCGCCAAATTCCACGTTGCCAGCGGTAGATACTTTAGCCATACCAACACCATGACCATCAGGTTTATAACCCTCAATCAAAGTATTGTTAGCCATTTTAAGTGCGCCACTTAATGTGCCACCAGTTAATTTAAGATAATCAAGCGTTGCCAATCGTGCAGTATTAATTGAGTTTTGATAATCTCGGTTTGGGTTGCCTACATAAATATCGACTTGATGCCGTTTACTAGGCTTTTCTGTTAACACCGCAAAATAGAATTTACCATTACAATATGCTATATCTTCAATTTCAGTGGTTCTATTGATTTCGATAATCTGTTTAACTGTGCCAAATGGTGTACATTCTACCAAACTACCGAGCGTTGCACTCATGATGCATCCGTTAAGCATTAATGCACCATTGTTGTTAAAGTCATCATATTGGTAGTCGATTTGATAGGTTTTCATCTTTTGGAAATCATCATTGTACAAATTGACTTCACGCAATCGTTGTTGACCGCTAATTGGTACGATACTTACATAAGTTCGTGTGATAGGGTCGTATCCGATATTGAATACACGTTCGTTCAATGTGATGGTCTTTTCAAATGTCATTGTGTCCGCATTAAATACAGATAGGTTATTACCATTTTTTAAACCATTAGCAAGGTAAATCTTATTTGTGTTCTTGTTATAGCACATAGTGTTACAATGGCCCATTTTGTCAGGGTCGCTAAACTTATATGTACCTACAATTTCAAATGTATCTGGATTAAGTTCATACAAGTTTTGTTTTGTACCATCACTATTGATACAAGCCAACACAAACACATTCTTTTTGTCATTATATGTAAAGCCTTGACATTGGTTAACCTCATCACCATATTGGATGTTTTTAACAAAGGCGATATTAGATGCACCTTTTAACATTGGTGTTTCGGTAGGATAGAACGGCTTGATGTTATTGTATGTACCCATATCCATCACACTATCAACAGTATCAAATGAAACATGTTCATTCACTTTGTAGATGCCATTAGGGATTAATAATATTTTGTTTTTCAAATTATCATTAGCACGTTTGAATGCTGCGGTATCATCGGCTACACCATCACCAACCGCCCCAAAGTCTTTAACAGATACGATGCCATACAAGCTATCTTTAGGAATAAACTTTGTATCGGCTTCTGTTTTTGTAATTAAGCCACCGCCCTTAGGGAGTGCGATTTGTTCCGCTTTACTTGCTGCGACTTCTGCACGTTTCGCCGCATCAGTTGCCTTGATAGCGTTACTTGCGATTGATGTTTGTTTGTTATCAATGTCGGTTTTTAACGTGCGTGCTTGGCTCACCAACTCATTAATATCACGCTTATCAACAGTTGTTTGTCCTGCATATGCTTTTGCATCCGCCACTAGCTTTTCTGCTTTCGTTACATTAGCGCTCGATGTATTAAGTGCTGTATTGCTAGTTGCTAATTTATCATCAACTGTACGGCTTAATTCTGTGATTTCACCGCCTAGCGTTTTTATCGTTTCTGCATTAGCATTGATAGCATCACTTTCGGCTTTGATTTTTGTATACGCATCAATAGCATCATTTGCTGCCTTTGTTGATGTATCTACAATTTTACGTGCAACTGTGGTTGCATCCTCATCACTAC